GTAAAATAGCTGATAGTGATACAGGACAACTTAATGATAGATTAACCTCAGTTGAAGAGCGAGTGCAGTTTAACAATGAGTCAATCAGAGAAACAACTGAAAGCGTTGAAAAACTTGATGTTGAAATGTTAGATATGGAAGATAAGCTTTCTGCTTGGATGGAGCGTGAGTTATCTAAAGTTTACGATATTATTAATGACAACCCATTAGGAAACTAATATGGCAGATGTAAGAATACCTTTTGGAGGCTGGGGACGCTCTACTTGGGGCTCTCAAGCTTGGAACGAAGGTACCTTAAATGTTACTGGAACTACAGCTATAGGAACTGTTGCTGTATCAATAGACCACTCTATAGCTGTTACAGGTAATCAAGGCACAAGTGCAGTGGGTTCAGTATCAGTTACTCAAGGTGCAGGAGTTAACGTATCAGTTACAGGGCCTGGTGCTACTTCCGCTTTAGGTTCAGAATCAGTTACAGCAGAAGCGAATGTTACAGTTACAGGTCTAGCAGGTACAAGTGCTTTAGGTACTGTAACGCAACAAACTAATAATTCTGTCGCAGTAACAGGAGTATTAGCTACTACAGGTCTTGGAAGTTCAAGTCAAACAGGAGGAGCTACAGCCTCTCCTACAGGTGTTAGTGGCACTTGTGAAACAAATGGATTTACATTAGTATGGGGCTTAGTGGATACATCTCAAACACCAAATTGGACAGATATAGCAGCATGATAATTGAAGCAAAAAAATTAGATGATGGTATAATACAATGTAAATATGAAGTACATCTAGAATGTTCTAATTGTGGAATGAATGTAGATGCAGAGGAATATAAATCAGGGACTTGCTCAGATTGTGGTGCCACGTGGAATCAAAAGAGACATACTAAGATTCACGTTACAAGTGTTCCATTAGCAGGTAAATCAAGCTAATAGGAGAAAGAAATGGCTAGTTCATATTCAGACTTAAAAATTGAATTAATTAATACAGGTGAGCAATCAGGTAGTTGGGGTACAACTACTAATACTAATTTAGGAACAGCAATAGAAGAAGCTATAGTAGGTACTGTTGATGTAGCTTTCTCAAGTGGTCAAGTAACTCTTACTTTATCAAACTCAAATGCTACACAATCAGCTCGTCATCTAAGACTTAATTTAACAGGCACATCAGGTGGAGCACAGAACTTAGTTGTTCCAGCAATACAAAAGAATTACTTAGTTAATAACGGCACAGCTGATACTATCACTGTCAAGACTCCCTCTGGTTCAGGAATAGGAGTACCATCAGGTAAAACTATGTGGGTATACAACAACGGCACTAATGTTGTTGATGCAGTTACCGCTGTAAGTTCTTTACAATCAGACGGTGGAGTAACAGTAGATAATATAACTATTGATGGAACTCAAATTGATTTATCCTCTGGTGATTTACTAATAGATGTTGCTGGTGATATTAATTTAGATGCCGATGGTGGTGATATTTCATTTGAAGATGATGGTACAGAGGTAGGCAGAATCAACATGGATAGTAGTAACCTGACCATTAGGTCAGCAGTTAGTGACAAGGATGTCATTATTCAAGGTAATGATGGTGGTTCTAATATAACAGCATTGACATTAGATATGAGTGCGGCAGGAGCAGCTACTTTTAATGATTCTGTGACAGCCACTTCAGTAACAGCTAATGGTGGAGTTACAGTAGATAATATAACCATTGATGGCACAGAGATTGACTTAAGTTCAGGTGATTTAACTCTTGATGTTGCAGGTGATATTAATTTAGATGCTGATGGTGGAGATGTTATTATCAAAGATGATGGTACAGAAATAGGTAGGTTTGCTAATAGCTCGTCCGATTTTGTAATTCAAAGTGCTGTTAGTGACAAAGACATGATATTTAAAGGTAATGATGGTGGTTCAACTATAACTGCTTTAACCTTAGATATGTCGGGAGCAGGTGCAGCAACCTTTAATAATGATGTTACAGCTTTTTCTGATGAAAGACTAAAAGACAATATTGAAACAATTACAAACGCCTTAGATAAAGTAACTAACATGAGAGGAGTTACTTTTACTAGAGAGGGTAGACAGGGCACAGGTGTGATTGCTCAAGAAATGCAAAAAGTAATGCCAGAAGTAGTACATGACGAAAATGAGTATATGTCAGTTGCTTACGGCAACCTTGTTGGTGTTCTTATTGAAGCAGTTAAAGAATTAAAAGCAGAAGTAGACGAACTTAAAAAGGGAAAATAGATGGCAATACCAAGTGCAGGGTCAGCGTTATCACTATCCGCTATTCAAACAGAGTTTGGTGGTAGTAACCCTATATCCATGTCTGAATATTATGCTGGCGGAAGTAATGTGCCATCTGGTACAACTGGAGACGCAGGTAATATCCCTAGTAGTGGTGCGATAGCCGTATCACAGTTTTATGGTTCTAGTAATAGAGTAGCTATTGCACTAACTATTTCTTCAACTACACAAAGCTACAACATTTATTCAAACAGAGGTGGCACATATTCTGCAGGTAACTCAGATGTAACTCTAACCGTACAAGCAATCGTTGGTTCAACAGGAGCATCTGGATTAGATACAGGTAGTCAATGGACTTCAGGTGACACCATTAAAATTATTAACAATAGCCAGATTGTAGGTAAAGGTAATGCTGGTGGAGCTGGTGGTGCTAGAAGTGGAGGAGGCTCTGCTGGTACAGCTGGACAACCAGCTATTAATTTAGGATACCCAGTCACAATCCAAAACAACGGAGGTAATATCCGTGGTGGCGGAGGTGGCGGTGGCGGTGGAGCTGGTGGTAGCTACACAATCCCTGGACAAGGTGGCAAAGGTCAAGTTCCAACCACAGTACAATACGGTGGTGGTGGAGGTGGCGGTGGAGCTGGTCAACAAGGCGGTGCTGGCGGTGCTGCTGGACAAACTAACAGTCAAACAGGAGCCACAGCTGCAGCTGGACAAGCAGGTAGCATAAGCGGTGCTGGTGCTGGTGGAGATGGTTCTGCACAAGGTCAAGGTAATGACGGTGGTGGTTCTGGTGGTGGCTTTGGTGCTGCGGGTCAAGCTGGGCAAAACAGTAATCAAGCCTCTGGTGGAGGTGGTGGTGCAGCAGGTAAGGCTATTAATTTAAATAGTAATCAAGTAACATGGGAAGATGGACAAAGTAATGTCCAAGGAGCAGTGTCGTAATGAGTAATCCAATTTGTATGAGAGCATACATAGATAACAAAAAAGTTACTAACCGTGTGTACTTTGCGGGTAGCGAAGACGCTGAGGTGGTAAAAATTAAAAAACAAGTAACAGATGTATTTACCTCTGAAACTTTTCCATATGAGGTTCAAACATGGGGAGTAGATACAGATGGTAATGTTTTAACTTTCCATCAATGTTCTTGTCAAGCAGATTATAAAGACAGTAGTAAAATACAAAATAGTCTTTTGATTGATAGAGATTTTTTAAGATATATCTATAACCTTGATACTAAAACAAAAACTATAGAAATATTTTATAAGACAGGTCAAGCTCTACCTGTAGTTAGTTTAGGCTCTGGTATAAGTGTATTGTACATTACTGATATGTGTAACTCAGATTTTGAACTACAACAAACGCAATCTATCTATGCACAAGGCTCCAATGACGATATTTGGGCTTGGGCTCAATCATTGAAATCTGATATTGTAATGCCTATATCAAAAAGTAAAAAAGTAGCTCATGCAGATGATTCGTTTTGTTTTAGATTTAATAAAGACAAAGAATTAGTATCAGTGTCTTTATATACTCATTTAGAAAGGTATCAAGTATATGGAGAGGGTAATAGCCTTTATGTAGAATATACTTGTGATTTTGCTGATGAGATTACTAACTTAGCTGATACAGAAATAGTACTACCTAAAACAGATAATCACGGTAATCGCATAGCTCAAAGTGTTAATAAAGCTAATATTGGTGAGTATGTAAAAGTCCCTAAATCAGACGGAAGTGGTGGTTATGATAAAGTGCTTCTTAAGGATTTATAACGACTCAGGAATAGGTCCTACACACGTTACAACTAGAACAGGACATATGACTATTAGACGTTGGGGCATATGGTGTCCTTATTTTTCTGTTTTGTTTTGTAAAATATTACCAGTGCAACAAGTGATGCATGACCACGAAGGTACGTTTATATCTTTTATACTGTGGGGTCAATATAAAGAATTGACTTATGACCCTAATACCAAGGTAAAAGAAACAAGACATCATAAGTGGGTAAACTTACTAACTCATAATAAATTTCACGAAATACAAGCAGAACAGCCTGCTTACACTTTATTGTTTATGGGCCCGACAAAAAATAGTACTTCCGTTATTATTGATGATAGGATTATACCCGCAACAAGATTAATAAAAGGATATAGATGAAATTAGCAGACCACCATAAATTACTAGTATCTCAAGCAATCATGCACCTATTTACTATCATAGGTCTTTTTTATTTATGGGATATAAATTATTTATGGTTTACTTTGATTGGTATTATATTTTTTGCAAAGTTAGGTATAGAGGGATATTGTCATAGGTATTTATCTCATGGTGCTTTTACCATAACTAGACCTTTACAGTTGTTTTTAAACATTTGTGCTATCTTTGGCTTACAAGGACCACCTATGATATGGGCAGCAAATCATTCTACACACCACAAGTATTCAGATGTAGACGGAGACCCACACCCTGCTGAGAATGGTTGGCGTACTTGGTTTTGGATTGGCACAGAAAAAAACTCTCAAATTAGTTCAGGTTTGATTAAAAAATTAATTAAGGACAAAGCACATGTATTTATTAAGAAGTATTATTACGTTATATACTGGAGCGTAGTAGTGTTATTTATGATAGTAAATACTAAACTAGCACTATATTTGTTTGCTTTACCTGCGGTATACTCGCTGCACGCAGCATCGTGGGTTAATGTATTTGGACATAAAATTGGATATAAAAACTTTGAAACTAATGATAACTCAAGAAATATACATCTCCCCTTTATCTTGATGCACCCATATCACAACAATCACCACGCTGACCCAGGCAACTTGACAATAGCTGTTAAATGGTATGAAATAGACCACATAAAGTTTTTAATAAATTTACTAAAAAAACTAGAGAGATTGAATGAGAGAGCCCGAAGTAGTTGACAACTTTTTACCCCCTGAAGAATTTAAATTAATAGAGGACATATTTTTATATGACTCAGGTCATGTATGGTTTCCTTGGTATTTTGCAGGTCATGTAGGCACAAGAGATATAAAAGAGGAGTCTGATGGGTTTTATTTTATGCATAATTTTTATGATGAAGAAGCACGACTTAGTGAGTTTTTAGATACATTAGAAGAATTAATATTTTCCAAGATAAATATACAAAAGTTAATTAGAGCAAAAGCTAATTTATTTCCAAAGACTGAAAACTTAATTACATATCAAATGCACGTTGACCAAGACGAACCTCACAAAGGTGCTATATTTTATTTAAACACTTGTAATGGTTTTACTGTTTTAGGAGATGGCACAAAGATAAAATCTATAGCTAATAGGATGTTATTTTTTGATTCTAGTAAGCCACATGCTAGTACTAACTGTACTGACGTTCCTAGAAGAGTAAACTTTAATATTAATTACTTATGAAACAATGGAAAATAAAAACTGCTAGAGACCCCCTATACCCTCATATTATTATTGATAATTGGTACACAGAAGAGGAGTTAGGTCTTATATGGAAAGAACTTGATTTTTATTCTAGTAGAGAGGTAGCCACTATTGAAAAAGCGGAAAACACCATTGTGGCTAAAGATTTAAAAGGAGAGTCAAAGTCAAATGCTTTTCGTTTTTATCTATGGGATACCTACACAATCAAAGGTAGAAAGTTTTCACATATACTACAGGCTCTATACAAACAACAATCTGAGGAATTTAAAAAGATTGTAGAGAAAGCTATGCCTCTTCATCATAACAATTACATAAATACAAATACTGATTCTACCATGGTTAGTTATTACGACCATGAGCAGGAGTATAAATCGCACAAAGATAGCACACAATTTACTTTTCTTGTCTGGCTTTACAAAGAACCTAAGAAGTTCAAAGGTGGAGATTTTTGTCTTACTGAGGCTAATAAACGAATAAAGTGCATACCGAATAGAATGGTTATGTTTCCTAGTTATTTAGGGCATAAAGTATATCCTGTGAGAATGGATAGTGATGCAAAGTTCGGGGATGGTAGATACTGTGTAACACACTTTTTTAATTGGGAGGCTAAAAATGAAGGAGGTTAAGAATATAATTGTTCCTTGTTGGGTGTATGAGAATGACCAAGGTATACCTGATGATGTATGTGATTATTTTGTAAATAAATATCAAAACGCAAAAACCACCAGTGGTAAAACAGATGGTAAAAATAAAGAGCTAATTGATAAAAAAGTACGAGATGTAAAAAAGATAGACTTACCGCCTTACACAGGTGTTACCTCTTATCTAATAGCTGCTGCATTAGATGCTAATTTTCAAAACTGGAAGTACGATATAACTTTTTGTAGCCAGTCTGAGTATTTAATATATTCTCGTAATGGTAAGTATACAACTCATGTAGATTATGCTTTTGCACAAAATCAAAAGTATGTTAGAAAATTAACATGTATTACTATACTAAATGATGGTTTTAAAGGTGGGTTATTTTATATACTTAACGGTAGTGGAGAGAAGTTCTTTCCTCCTCAGAAAAAAGGTGATATTATCATATTCCCCTCTAGCACATTACATGGTTGTGAAACCGTATATGAGGGACAACGACATGCAGTGGTTGCATGGATGAACGGGAGACAATTCGTATGACAACAAATAAAAAAATAATTAGTAAAGTAAAAAAATATCTACAAGCAAGTGATAGTTGTGAGTCAAAAGACCTACTAAAATATATTGAAATTTTAGAAGAAGCTAGAGATATTCACGAGCCTGTTGCTAACCCTAATGGAAATTGGCAAGAACAGTTAGCTGCTATAGAACAAACAACTTAATCATAAAAGGTGCATTTACTATACTGTTGATATAAAATAAGGTATTATTAATATCGGAGTGTACTATGATTGGACTAATAGTAAATGGACTAAGTAAAGCGGTTGGAGGATACTTTGAACATAAAGGCAAAGAATCAGTCGCAAAGTCTGAATTAAAAATAGCCGAAATAGAAGCTAAAACAGCAGTAAAAAAGAAAGTCGCAGAAGGTAAAGTTGAGTGGGAAACCGCTATGGCAAAGGCTTCTGACGATTCCTGGAAAGACGAGGCTTGGACGCTCACGTTCATAGCCATAATAATTTTTAGTTTTATACCTTATTTTCAACCTTTTGTTGCTAAAGGTATTGAGTTTTTAGCAACGTTTCCAGAATGGTTACAATGGAGCATAATGGCGAGTATTGGAGCGTCTTTTGGACTTAAATCAATAGGAAAGTTTACAAAATAATGTTTAAGTTATCTAAGAAATCATTAGCTAAACTAGATGAAGTAAATCCAGACTTACAAAAGTTAGTTAGAAATGCTATAGGTTTATCAACTATAGACTTTGGTATATCAGAAGGAATGCGTACTAAAGAAAGACAAAAGATATTGTATGATACGGGTAAAAGTCAAACTATGAACTCAAGGCATCTTACAGGTCATGCAGTAGATGTGTACGCTTGGAAAGATGGTGCAGTATCTTGGGAGTTTGAAGATTACGAAACAATTAATATTGCTTTTAGTCAAGCATCAAAACTTACTAATATTCCCTATGTGTGGGGTGGTTCGTGGAAATCATTTAAAGATGGACCTCATTTTGAATTAAAAAGAGAAGGCTAATATGCTAAAGAAACTTGTATTTCAGCCAGGTATAAATAGAGATAGAAGTAATTACTCTTCTGATGGCGGATGGTATAACTGCGATAAAATAAGATTTAGACAAGGGTATCCTGAAAAAATAGGTGGTTGGACTCCAATCAATATAACCCCTTTTGTAGGTGATGCTAGTAGTATTATACAGTATGGCACAACAGATAGTAATGAAATAGTTAGCATTGCTACTAATGAAAAAAATTATATTCTTAAAGGAACTGCTCTTACTGATATAACTCCTTTGAGAACTACTTTTACAACTTCAACAAGTTCTTCTACAGATAACTGTTTTAAAACAACTGATGAGTCAACTACGGTAGTAGTGACTATAACAGGGCACGGTGGTTCAGATGGTGATTATGTGACTTTTAGTGGTGCATCTGCTGTCGGTGGTGTATCTGCTGCTAACTTAAATACAGAGTTTAAAATAGCTAATGTTACAAGTAATACTTTTGAGATTACAGTGGCTGCAGCAGCCACATCTACAGTTTCTGCAGGTGGTGGTACAAGTATAGTCGCAGCTTTTCAATATCCTGTTGGTTCTTCTACTATAACTTTTGGTTATGGCTGGAGTGCAGGCACATGGAGTAGAGGTACATGGGGTTCTAGTGCAACCACTGCTATCGCTATCCCAGCTAGATTAACATTTCAAGACCAATTCAATAATGATGTTATATATAACATACAAGACTCAGATATATTTTTCTTTGATTATGATGCTAGTATTAGTAATCGTGCTGTTAAACTTAATACTGTAGTTGGTTCTAGAGCAGTGCCAGAACAAGTAGGTAAAGTAATGTTTGCAGCAAGTGGGCATTTACTAGCTCTTAGCTGTACTTCTTTTGCTCGTAGCACCGCAGCAGGACAGTCCATATCTAGTATCACTAGGTCTGGCACTACAGCAACAGTAACCACAGGGTCAGGACACAATCTTAGTGTATATGACTGGGTAGATTTTACTGGTCAAGCACCTCAAGTATATCAAGGAGAGTTTCAAGTATTAACTGTGCCATCAAGTACAACTTTTACAATTACTTTACCGTATGACCCAGGGGGTAATGCTACCACTACAGGTAGTTATGTAAGTGTAGATTATTCTGGAACACTTGACCCATTACTCATTAGATTTGCTAACGTAGATGCTACCATAGGACCAGAGCCTACAGAGTGGAAACCTGAAGTAACTAACTCAGCAGGGTTTTTAAGAGTCAAACAAGGTTCTCAAATTATTACTGGATTTAGAACTAGACAAGAAGTTCTTATCTTTACTGATACAGCGTTATCAACCCTACAGTTTTTAGGTACAGAAGAAGTATTTGCTTTACAAGAGATTAGTGACAGTATCAACATTATTGGCCCTAAAGTAGTGGCTGAGGCTAACAATGTTGTTTATTGGATGGGAGCAGACAAATTTTTCGCCTATGATGGTAGAGTTAACACACTGCCTTGTACTTTGAAACAGTATGTATTTGAAGATATGAACAAAGATAATGGCTTTTTAAATTTTGCAGGACTTAACAGTGAGTTTAACGAGATTATATGGTTCTATTGTTCAGGTGGTTCTAACAGTATAGATAGGTACGTTATATTTAATTATGAAGAAAAAATTTGGTATTTTGGTAATTTAACAAGAACTTCATGGGCTAACCCTGGAACTATTAAGTTTCCATTAGCTACTTTCAATGGGTATGTATATAAACACGAAGATGGTAAAGATAACGTAGAAACTCCTGGTGCAACTCCAACTGCCATAGAATCTTTTATTGAATCAGCAGATATGGGTATAGAAGATGGTGAACAATTTGTATTAACTAAGAGGGTTATACCTGATGTAAACTTCACCAACTCTGATACTGCAACTGCACAAGGAACTGCTTTAACTCCAGAAGTACAAGTAACAGTAGGTGTTAGGAACTTTCCAGGAGCTGCTAATAGTACTTCTGATGCTACAGGCAATACTTTAACAAGAGATGTAGTAACCACTGCCAGTATTGACCAATATACTAATCAAGTGTATGTAAGAGCTAGAGGTAGACAGATGAACTTTAAGATAGCTAGTGAAGATGTTGGAGTACAATGGCAACTTGGCACTACACGAGTAGACTTTAGACCTGATGGTAGGAGAGGTTAATGGCATCAAATATACCATCAACCAAAGGACCTAATTTAGCTAACCCACCAGCAGAATATGATGCAGGGCAAGAACTACAGTTAGTAAATCAACTACGTTTATACTTTAACTCAATAGATGGTAATAATAATCAAGTAAAAGAAAGTGTAGATGCGTTAAATACATTGAATTGGCTAGGAGATAACTAATGGCATTTCAAAGGATTACACCAACTAGATTAGCTCAAGCAGCAAGCACTACTAGCTTTCTGGCTATTTATACATGCCCAAGTAATACTCGTACTTATGTAAAAGATATAACTGTGTGTAATACTACAGGTAGTGCAGTCACTTTATTTTTAAGTTTAGTGCCTGACCAAGGTACAGCGGGAACAGCTAATGCATTATTCAATGCACATAGTATAGCTGCAAATACTACTTATCAATGGAAAGGAACTCAAATTATGAATGAGTCAGAAACTCTACAATTTAAAGGTAGTGCAACAGGACTAACAATTAACATATCAGGGGCAGAAGCCGTTGATTAAGCGTACAAAAGGTTTATAATATATTCATGATAGGTGATTTAATAAAAGGTATTGCACCAATAGCTGTAGGAGCTATGTTCCCAGTGGGATTACCTGCTTTAGCAGCAGGAGCTGCAACAGGTGCTCTTGTTGCAAAAGCAAGTGGTGAAGATGTTTTAACAGGTGCTGGTATGGGTGCTCTTGGTGGTATGGGTGGTGGAGATATAGGTGCTGCTGCTACTAAAACAAAATTAGCTAATAATGCTTTGATGGGTGGTTCTAGAGTTCCAACAGAAGCAATCACTGGAGGAATTAGTAGTATTACAGACACAGTAAGTAATTTAGGTGGTGGTAGTACACTTAAAGGTGTTGGTAAATTAGCAGCCACTGGATTACCTGCAATAGGAAGAGCTATGATACCAGAATATAATGCAAATCCTGATGATGACCCTATGGCTAAATATGACCCTAAACGAAGATTGAATTTAGATATGCCTACAGGTATACGAAATGCTCTTGCACGTGATTCAAAACTTAGACTAAATCAACCTTTTCAGCTTAATGAGGGTGGTTATTTAGATAGGCTGCCAACTCCTGAAGAAGTAGAAGCGTTCAGAAAATTTGAACAAGAGCGTCAACTACGTGACGCAGAACTTGGGATTCCTGAAGATGTTAGAGAGGCTATAATGGAACGTCAACTACGTAGAGCAGAAGAAATGGATTCAGAAAAAGGTATCAAAATGTTAGATACTATTTTAGGTATGCAAGAAGGTGGCTATTTAGAAACAGGTATGGGTGACGGTATGTCTGATGATATACCAAGTAGTATTGATGGTGAACAACCAGCAGCATTGTCAGAAAATGAATTTGTAATTCCTGCAGATGTAGTGAGTCATATAGCAGGTGCTAAAAAACTTTATGCTATGATGGATAAGATAAGACAAGCTAGAACAGGTAGAGAACAGCAAGCACCAGAAATAAATGCAGAGGAGATGATGCCAGTTTGAAGAAAGCAACGATTGTTCCAAAAGAACATATCGCAGATGTTTGGGAAAATATAGAAGAGTATGTAAAAAACTGTGCTAAATATACATACGGTAGATTTACCGAACAAGATATACTGAGAGATGTGTTATTAAAAGACCAACAGTTATGGGTATCTTTTGATACTGAAACTAAAGTTATTGTAGGGTTTTTAATAACAGAGGTAGTAGAGTACCCTCAAGTAAAAATGTTAGTTATGCATTTTACAGGAGGACAAGATTTTAAAAGTTGGGTGCCTGATGGCTTACCAAAAATACAAAAGTTTGCAAGAGATAACGGATGTATTAGAATAGAGTCACACGGTAGACCAGGTTGGGAAAAGATGTGGAAAGAATACGGCTATAAAAAAAGGTTTGTATTCTATGAATTACCAGTGGAGTAGTGGATGTTGTTAAAATTAGTACCAAATAAATTAAAAGTATGGTTAATTAAACACCTATATAATGACCTTGCAGAACAGGGTCGTATGGGTGATACACGTCTAGCTCACATCAATGACTACGAAGCAGACTTACTAAAATCAGTAGGTGGTTCAGGTACAATTAATCCTGCTACAGGACTACCAGAATACGGTGGTGGCGGAGGAAGCCAAAAAAGCACTTCTACTACAACCAACTTACCTGAGTATGCTCAACCTTTCTATGAAGAGTTGATGAAACAAACAGCTCAACAAACTTATACTACAGACAGTGCAGGAAATGTTACGGGTGTACAACCATTTACACCTTACACAGGTGATAGAGTTGTAGGCTTTACACCACAACAACAAGCAGTGCAACAAGGTGTTATGGGACTACAAACTCCTAGTCAATTTGGCACAGCCACACAAACATTAGGTGATGTTGGTACAATAGGTACAGCAGCTGCAGCACAAGGTATAACAGGAGCGTTAGGTTATACTCCTGGAACTACAGAAACTTTAAAAATGGAAACTCCTACCAACGTGCCATCATTTACTTATGGTGGTCCTGAAACAAATCCATACACTTCTGCAGTGACTGAACAAGCTATAGCAGAGGCTAGAAGACAAGGAGATATAGATAAGAATAAGTTTGCTTTAGGTTCAATAGGACGAGGCACATTTGGTGGTGGTCGTGAAGCATTAATGACCGCAGAAGGTGATGCTCGTACTAATGCACTAATAGCTGATTTAAGAGCTAAAGGTAATGAAGCTGCATTTAGAAATGCTCAAGAACAGTTTGAAAAAGATAGAGCCGCTAATATACAAGTCGCACAACAGAATCTACAAGCTGAAATGCAAAGAAGGCAAATGGAGCAAACAGGTGGTCAATTCGGTGCTAAGTTACAAGCTGATTTAGGTCTTGGAGGATTAGGTACCACACTACAAACTGCTCAAGCTCAAGGACAATTAGGTAGAAATGAGCAGATGGCTAACTTGGAAAGACTCAAAGCTCAAGCAGCTACTGCGGGTCAACAACAAGCGTTAGACCAAGAGATAGCAAACTTAGCATATCAACAGTTTAAAGAAGAACAAGACTATCAAAGAAAGTTATTGGAGTATCAATCAAACATACTTCGTGGTACTGCAGGTGCATTAGGCTCAACTGAAGTACAATACGCTCCAGCTCCTAGTTTGGCTAGTCAAATTGGTGGGCTTGGTATTGCAGGTCTTGGTTTATCTAGGATGATAGGTTAAAAATATTATGAATATTATACAAGTACAAGATAGGCTCAAAGGATTACCACAAGAAATGTTGATTAATTATGTTAAGAATCCTACAGGTGATGTTCCTATTTACCTTGCGTTGGGTGAATTAAATAGACGTAAAGAAATGAAAGCAAGGTTTGAAGCAAATGAAGAAGAAAAAGATAGTGTCAAAGACCAGATTGTAGCAGAAGCAAAACCAAAACAAATGCAAATGGGAATTGGAGCTATGGACCCAAGACGAGTAGACCCAAGAGAAATGCAAGCAAGGCAAATGGCTTTGCAAAGACAAATGACTCCTGAAATGCTAGCTTCTAGTGGTGTAGGAGCATTACCTACTCAACCTATACAGTTAAAAGAAGGTGGAATTGTAGGTTACTTTGATGGTGGTAAGTTATTATCAGATGCAATCGATATATTAAACCCATTTAGCAAATTTAAGAAATTGAAAGGTATTGGGAAAGGTATTGGAAATTTATTTAAGAAGAAAAAAGGTGACACTAAAATTGAGTTTGACAAGATAGGTAAAGATAAACAGAAGTTAAGGTTAGATGGAAATAATAAGAAAAAAACTACTACTACTACAAAAAAAGATAAAACTAAAGATGAAGTAAATTTAAGTGGTGGTATTAAAGATACGCTTCCAGGTGGTGGAGGTGTTGATAAGGGTGCTTTTAAAATTGGTAAAGGTCTTCTTAAATTTCCATATAAAAATCCAATCGTTTCTGGTAGTTTAGCATATGCCTTTTCAGATGAAATAAAAGCATTATATGATAAATTCTTTGCTGAAGATGGTTCTCTTAAAGATGAAAATAATCCACCACCACCAGACGTAATCGATAAAATTAATAAGGAATTAGAAAAAGGAACAACAACAGAAACACCATCTATGACCGATATAAGTGATGCATTATTATCAGAAGAATTTGACCAAACACCTGAAGAATTTGGTGATGCTCAAGCTGAATTTTTAAGAAGTAAAATAGGCACAGACGAGACTTTAGGTAAAGTAGCAACTAGATTAGATGAACTAGATAAAAGAGCAGGAGAAACAAGAGAAGATGCTCTTAATAGAGCTCTTATAATGGGTGGACTTACTATGGCAGGAACTGATTCTCCAAACTTTTTATCAGCTGTAGCTGAAGGCGGTATGAAAGGTGCAAAAGAATATGGTGATGAAATAGAAAAAGCTAAAGCCATTGAAGATAAAGCATTTGAACTTGATTTAGCTATTGCTCAAGCTAAACGAAAAGAAGATATTGCCATAGCAACTTTTGGTGTAAAAAGTGGACAAGCCGAAAAAGCTAGAAGAGACGTAATAAGATTACAAAATTCTAAAGCTAAATTACAAGGAATCGGTTTTGATGTACAGAAAAAAGTAGCTGAAATTGGTAGTTCAATATATGGGCTTGGTCTAAAAACGCAACAAAAGATTAATGCGGAAATAGCTGCTAATCCAAATTACAAAACTGCAGAAATGACTCTTATAGGATTACAACAAAAACTAGCTAAAAATCCAGGTGATAAAGAAACAATAGAACAAATAAGACAAATACAAGCTATAATGGCAGGAATAGAGCAAAGAATAAAAAACCGTTATCCTGTATATGGTGGTAATCAACAAAAAACTACAACAAATATAAATGTTCCAGATAATATAGCAGATTTAATAAATCAAGTTTACTCTGGTGATAACACAAAAACATCTACTAATACAAAAACATCTACTAATCCAAAAACAGAACCAGAAGAAGATGGCATGATTAGCAATATTATTGACAATATTGGAGAATATGGTGGTAATTTTATTGACAATATTGGAGATTTATATGATTCAGGGGTGAAAAAATTTGAAGAGCTAGGAGAAAACCCTATAGATGGTGATGAATTTATAAAAAACTTACTTAAATAAAGAGATTTTGTATGGATGTAAACAGAATATATGACGCTTTTCGAAGAGCACATGAAGCTGGTGATACAGAATCTGCCCAAAAACTAGCAGACTTTATAAAAACTTTACCTGGCTATCAAGCACCAGGACAAGCCCAGCAAGACGCAATTCAATCTCAAATACAACAACTACAAGAAGACGATAGAGTTGGGTATTTTGAAGGTCTTAGAGGCGGCACTAAACGTTTATTATCAGACTCAACTACAACACTTGAATCTCTTTTTATGTCGCCTGAAGAAGCAGCACTTAGAGGTATAAAAAGAGGTGATGCAATCACCGAAAGACCTGGTACCAGCTTTGAAAAAGTTAAAGAACTCTACGAAACAGAAGGTCTTGGTGCAGCAGCAAAAGAAACTCTTGCTCAAATACCTGCTGCTTTTGGTGAACAAACTCCTTTTATTGGTTCTATAATAGTAGGTGCTAGATTAGGTTTAACAGTTGCAGGACCTTATGGTGCGATAGCAGGTTCTTTACTTGTACCCTTTTTACAAGCCTCTGGTGGTGCTATGGAAAGAAAAGCACAAACACAATTATCTAGAGGAGAACAAGTAGACATTGATAAAATGAATGCATATGCTACAGGTTTAGGTTCAGCAGCATTAGAAAGGGCAGCTTTAGGTTTTTCAGGGTTAGCTAGACTTTTTGGTATTAGTCTTAAAAGCACAGCAAAAAGAGAAATAGCTGAAAAAATAGCTAGAGAAAGTATAGCTTCGTCACTAGCTCGTGGTGGTGGTAGATTAATAGCAGCAGAAGTTCCAACAGAAATGGCACAATCAGTGCTTGAAAGATATTATGCTGGGTTGTCTTTAACTGACGAAGATGCTAAAAAAGAGTATGCGGAAGCAGCTTTTGGTGCTTCATTATTGGCTCCTTTAGGTATGTATCAAGGTGTTACCGCTAGAGGAGTAGCAAAACGTGGTATTGAAGCAGAGGATTATTTAAAAGGATTAGAGGATGATGCATCATTAAAGAATATATTAGAGCAAGAAATATCAGATAAAGATAAACAAGAAATAGTTCCTAAAATAAAAAGTAGGAAAAAAGTAGAGGAGAATAGAAAAAATACACAATCCGAGATAAATGATATTGAAAATGAAATTATCGGAACAGATTTAGATAACAATGCAGGTGATAATGTAATTTTTGATGTCCCAAACTTAAGAGGTGATAAAGATGATGGAACAGGAGATAAATCAAAAAGAGGTGGAGATGGCACTGAAATACTTAGCGAGCCCGAGTTTGACTACAATCCCGAAAAACCTGAAACATTTGTCGGAGATGCAGTGGATAATATTGAGTCAGATGTTGGAGGAACTGATGATACAGCAGGAGGAATCGACAATCCACTAAAAGTATTTACGGCTAAAAATGGTGCAAAATACACTGTATTACAACTAAAACAAAAAGCTGCAGAATTTTTAGAGACAACTAGCACTGCAGGGTTGGCTAATTCAGCTGCATTTCTTGATAAAGTAAAAGCAGTTAAACAAAACTTTGGACAAGAAGCTGCAGATATTTTTTATGCTGAAGGATTACGTATTACAGACCAAAAAATAAAACAATTTGAAGATAAAAAAAATGCTGAAGAAGAAAAAAAAGAAGAAAAAAAAGAAGAAGGTCCAGCTACTCCCCAAGAAATTTTTGCAGCTAACAGAAGAAAAAGGATAGCTGAAGAACAGGCTAAAAAAAATTTAGAGGAAGAAAAAAAGAAAAAAGAATTAGAAGAACAGAGATTTGAAGAACAAGAAAACATAGAAAATGAAGAACTTATAAAAGAAGCTGAAGGTCAATCGGATGAAACATTTATTGATAGTGTTAAAAATCGTGTAGACACAATACGAGGAGTTGATAGACAACAAGAGTTACCAGGTATTGAAACTATACAAGAGTTTAATGTAACTTTAAAAAGTCCTGTAATACAAGAATTTGTTAATACTTATAACTCTATTTTACAACGAGAGGGTTCTGCTGCAGCTGAAAGTTATCGTATAAATAAACTTGGAACAGACCCAAGATTAAAAGAAGTTCTTTCAGAATATTACTCTTCTCAAGAAATCATTCCCTCAGTTGAACAAGAACAAGATATTTATACATCCTTTAATTTAGATAAATTAAAACAATTTCAATCACAAAATAATTTAAACGACTACATTATAAGAAAAGATTTAGGTTTTGAAGGTAAAAAAGAAAAAATTGTATCCTATTCTTTAGTTCCACGTAAAAAATTAGGTATTGATAAAAACTCAACAAGTGAAGAAATAAAAGAAAAAGCAGGTGCATATATAGCAGAAGATACACAAAGAGTAGGTAAGGAATATGGTTTTGTATTTGGCAAAAGACCAACTCCAGAACTTGTTGATAAATTTTTAAAAGATACTTTAGATAAAACAGAGTATGAAATTATAAAAAACAAAACACAATTAAAAGATATTGCTAGTAGATTTAAAAAACTTACTCCACTTGAAAAAGATTTTTCAGTACCAAAAAAAGAAGAACCAGAAAGTAATAGAAGAGTAGAAGAATTTAATGAAAACATAAAAGGATTAGAAGGTTATGATGAGTTTATAAATGTAGTTAGAAAATTAAATTTAGATATTAAAAAATTACCAAGATTTTTAAAGTCGGGTGTTGTGTTCGGAGCTAAAAATTCACCAATTACGCAAGTTAATAATATAGATGAGTTATTTGATTATGTGTTATCAGATTATATTTTTGAAGAATCAGCGGACACTACTGGATATACAAATAAATTTGAAGACTCTAATCTTAGTTCTGATGATAAAAAGAGACGTGCAAAAATAAGAAAAGAATTTTACGATTCTCCTATATTAGATGCATATTTAAAAAAATTTAATATACCTAAGAAAAGGCAAAAAGATTTAGAATTAGAATTTGACTTCTCACTAGACGCTTTAGTTGAAAAACAAAAAGCCATACATAAATCAGCTGATGAATATTATTATAATAACCGAAAAACAAAAGAAGATTTAGAGGATAGTCAAACACTTACTCAAGAGCAAATAAAAGGTATAAGAAGGACTCAAATAGAACAAGAAAGAGATAGAAGACTTTTAGAAATATTAAGAACAGAAGGAGCTCAAGCAGCAAGAGAGTATGCGACTAGAATAAACAAAATAAATATGAGGAGGAAAGCTAACGCAATAAAGAAAGAAAGAAAAGAAGAGTCGTCAAAATTAAAAGCTGCAGGTAAACCTACTAGACGTGCAATGCAACTAACAGATGAAGATTTGCAACGAGAAGCGGTAGAAAGAGAAGAAGGGTCTATTGCCTCATGGATTATAGAATCTTCTGGTAACATGCAAGATGCAGTAAAAAATCTTATAAGGTACCAAGATAAAAGAATACAAATGGTACAAAGAGACCAAAGGATTACTGAAAAAGATAGAGTGACAGCTTTAAGAATATTAAATTTTCAAAAAGAACTTCTTATATCAATATCAAAAGTTGGTGGCTTACGAGATGTGCCTGTGTTTATGGTAAGTAGACAAGTTATGAAAGAGCACTATAAAAAAAGGGGGAAGGAAATGGATAAAGATGTTGCAGCATTTTATGAATTTACTCAAGGTAGACCTCAAGATAATGCTGTATTTATATCAGATGCTTTTACATCTAAAACAACGATTGAACTTTTTCTTCATGAAGCTACTCATGTAGCTACTGTGTTTGGTTTAGAATCAGAAAATATGACTGATGCTGAACGAGCTAATTGGGATAAAATATATAAAACAGCAGTAATACAAGCGGAAAGAGAAGGTAAGAAGTATTATGGCTTAAAAAATTTAGATGAGTTTATTGCGGAAGCATTCAGTAATATAGAGTTTCAAAGATTTTTACAAGATATAAAAAGTGTATCAGACCCACAACCATCAAATAAATATATGTCTTTATTTGACGACTTTGTTGCAGCTGTTCAAAGAATATTTAAAGATAAAAATTTGGATGATACATTACTAGGAGATACCATAAAAGCATCTGCTAGAGTATTTAGTTTTGGAGTTGAACCAATTCCAGGTTCACTACGAGAGAAAAAATTACAAAGAAAAAGAAATTATGTGCGTGCACAAAATAAATTAGAGGAAGGCATACCAAAACATAAAGTGGATGAAATAATACCACCATCCACTAGAACAGAATTTAATGTTAAAATTCTTAACAAAGAAATAGTAGACGAAACAAAAGAGGCTAACAGAACAGAAGAAATGATTAAGTCACACGAAAGACGCACTAGAACTTTCCCAAGAAGAATAGGTGACTTTTTTAATTCATGGTTATTTGATGGACAAAACAGTATAGATAAAGTAGTTACTACATTTGCTAATAAGTCTTATTTTGTTAAAAAATGGCAAGATGTTTTAGAAGATACAAAGTTATTAATAAGTGGAGAAAAAGGATTCAATAATGTATTTACTCAACTTACATTAGTGTTTGGACAGGCAGACGGTTATATGAGAAAGTTAATGTTACCTTTACAAGACTATGAAATGTCACTAAGAGACTTTGAAGATTTATATTTACAACAAAACCCTAACGCAACACAAGCTGAAGCAAGAGCATACTTACAAGATATATTAACTGGACTACATGAAAATGAAAGAAGACAGGTTAAATATATGTTGCAAGTACCTTTGAGTACAGAAAAAATAATGAGATTAGGTAATGGTAAGCTAACAAGCCCTGCTGACTATAGAAATACTGTAATGAAAATTATTACTACTAAAAACTATACTGACCCTAACCAACGTAAATTAGATTTAGAACTATATAAAAATCAACTGTTAAAACTTACTGACCCTAGTACACGTATGAGTGGAGTACCAACAGTAGACCCAGAAGGTGGTGTAGGATATAGAGCAAATAAAGATGCTAAAAAACTTTCTGATAATATAGCAAGTCCTGAGTATGATGTTACTTCTCTAAGTTATGACCAAGCTCAACAATTAAGGAATCAGTATGAATTATTAGAAAGTCAAAATCCAGAATTATATGCAAGTATTAATAATTTCATAGAAAAAATGCAAATAGTTCAAGAAGAAACTAAAGTAATAAACACTATAGGTAGATATGCCCCACCACAAGCTCTTAATGTTATAGATTTTTATGGTTGGAA